CAGTCGTCGGTTGCCGTTCGGAGCCCTTTGTCATCGGTCTTTTCGGACCTCCCGGATCGGGAAAGTCTCTGACTGTCGTGGACTTGGTGAATCACTTTGTGAGTTCATGGTTTCTCAAAGGAGATTGGAAGGACTTCGTCTATTACCGTTCTTCTAAGACGGAGTTTTGGGATGGTTACCGTCAACAACCCATCCTGATTTATGATGATCTCGGTCAGACAACTGACTTTGAGGACATCAAGGAATTTGACCTCTGTGTTTCGACTTCTGATTTTTACGTCCCAATGGCTCATCTTGAGGAGAAAGGTATGTTGATGACTTCACGTCTCGTGATCGTCACCTCCAATCTCACTTATGGTGAGGTTCCTCGAACCATTGCTCAGCGTGCAGATCAGACACTGATTGAACCCATGTCACTTTGGCGTCGCTTTCACCTACCCATTGAGGTACGGAGGGAAGTTATCACGGCTCCCGTCTCTGAAAAGAGGGGGGATTACCGGAAACTTCCTACTGAGATACATTACTTTCTCATTACTCCAGATTTCTCAGAGGCAGAAAGCAGACGTCAGAGCATGGTTCAAGTCGATTCACAGGGTCGACCACTTGACCCAGTATGGAGTCATCCCTCACAGAGACACCAGATGGTGGGTCCCCGTGTGGGTTCTTATGACCCAATCCGGTCACATGGTCTTTTATCCTTGGCCCTCGAGACCTTCAACCAGCGCCGCCCGCACGAGACTTCAAGCTGGACCCAAGAGTGCTTCTCAGGGACTTTCCTTTCCCTTAACGAAGACTCTTTTCCGTCCGTGGAGCTCGTCCGATCCGGCTGCGTGGGTGAATCAGGATGCTTTCTCACCTTTCCCTCTAAACCACCCCCTTTAAGACCTTCTGTGAAGGTGGTGGCACTCAGTGAACCTCTGAAAACCCGTGTGATCACCGTTGGATCTCACCTCTCCCGTTGCTTAAAGCCCTTTCAAAGAGCCCTCTGGGAGTCCTTGGGTCGGTTAAAACCCTTCTGTCTTGTCCGTAACGAACCCTTTATGGGGTTCCGGGACCAGGAGAAGGATCATAACACGTACTTCAGGACCCCCACTCCCCTTCGACCAACCTGGTCGAGGGAGATGAGTGTCTCGATAGAAGCAGAATGCCAACGTATGGAGGCAATGTATCCTCCGGAGAAGGGTTTCCTCTGGTTATCTGGTGATTTTGATGCTGCAACGGACGGTTTTATCATGTCCTGTTCTTCGATTCTCCTTGAAGGCATACTCTATTCAGTCAATCATAGACCGACTAAAGAGTGGGCCCGTTGGGAGATTTCACCCTGTGGGGTAGATTACCCTTGGGGATCAAGAACTCAGCATCGGGGCCAGCTCATGGGTGGTATTCTCTCCTTTCCTCTTCTATGTCTTGCAAATT